GGCCCGGTTCTTTCCTCAACGTCATGTGGAAGTTGTACCCAATCGCTCCGAGTTCCCGGAGAACTACGAGGTCGTCATTGTCGGGTACTCCAACATCTCGACATGGAGCCAGCAACTCTCCCGACACGCCGCTTACGTCTTCGATGAATCGCACTACTGCAAGACGCCCACCGCCCAGCGAACCAAGGTCGCCAAGAAACTCGCCCGCTCGGCCGGCCTGTCAGCGCCAATCCTCCTGCTCACGGGGACACCCGTGACCAACAGGCCATCGGAGTACGCAGCCCAATTGGACATCATCGGGCAGATCGACAAGTTCGGGGGAATCTGGGGCTTCTACCGACGCTACTGCGATGCGTTCAAAGACAAGTGGGGCCAATGGCACCTGGAGGGCCACTCGAATCTTGAAGAATTGAACGAACGCCTGCGCTCAACCTGCTACATCCGGCGCACCAAGCCGGAGGTCATGAAGGAACTCCCGCCCGTCGTCCACAGCCCATTACTCGTTCCCGGTACAGCCGTAGGCCTCAAGGAGTACGCCAAGGCAGAGAAGGACATCGTTCAGTACCTCGTTGATCGCGCCCGTGCCATCGCCAAGGAGATGGGGCTGAATCACCAGTCGGCCGCTGTTCGAGCGAGGTTCCGGGCTGAAGCCTCCCAGCACTTGGTCCGGATCTCGGTCCTGCGCCGGCTTGCGGCCAAGGCCAAGATGACCGCAGCGGAGGAGTGGATCGAGCAGCACACCGAGGATGGTCGACAGGTGGTGGTTGCTGCCCACCATCGCGACATAGTTGATGCGGTGGCACTCAAGTTCGGAGGCCTCAAGATCCAAGGTGGGATGAACGTCAACGAGGTAGAGGCAGCGAAAGCCAAGTTTCAGGAGGACGGAGCACCCGTGCTCGTACTCAGCATTCAGGCAGCCAAGTCGGGCCACACCCTCACAGCAGCACAGGAGATCCTGTTCCTAGAGCAGCCCTGGACCCCGGCAGATCTGGACCAAACCACTGCGCGCCTACACCGCATCGGACAGCAGGGGTCGGTCACGGCCACCTACATGCTGCTAGCCGGCAGTATCGACGAGGAGATCTACAGCCTCATCAACAACAAGCGCGCCGTAGTCAATCAGGCTACAGAGGGTGGGTCCAGCGACAGCGACGCCTCAACGAGCGATCTTGTGATGCGAATGGCATTTGAATTTGACTAGGGGTTCGTGTAAACTGCGGGCATGACATTGACCCGCAAGTTGACTATCGGTCTGATGGCCGGGCTATTCACCTACATGATTATCGCCAACTTCTACTCAGGCCACTGGGCCTTTGTGGCCGACTACTACTTCGGAGGAAACTAATGGGTCTGACCACGGCAGAGATCCGATCGCTGGAGAACACTCAGCGGAACATCGAGAGCATTCGGGAGAAGCACGCCCGGAAGCGCAAGGAGCGAGGCAAGGCCGTCTGGACAGCACTCCCCAGCGAGACCAAGTGGGAGCAGGACTGATGGACGATCGAGAAATCACCGTCACGCTCACGGGCCTGGAATTCGGGGCTCTCGCCGGCGCAGTTTCCACGGAGGCCAGTCGTCTGATCGACTCGAAGGGCAAGGCGGCAGCGGACTACGTTCTTGACGTTCTGAGTAGCGCTTGGCTGAAGATGCTTAGGGCGTGGCATCCAGATCTTGACACGGAGATGCTCAAGTACACCGACGAGGTCACCCTGTTCGGAGACCGTCCGTTCGATCCTGAGACGGGATGGACGAACAAGCCGAACGACCCTGTCGATTCGGACAGCGACGGCTGGGTCGATGACAAGTCCATAGCACCCGTGATTGACCTGTTCAAAAAGAGCGGCTAGACGGATGATACTGTGGCTGCATGATTCCAGTCACAGGCAACAACGTTGATCTCTCACTACTCCACCCGCGCTTCGTCAAACGACTAGAGGCTTTCTTCGCTGACCCCCAGATTATTGGCAGAGTGAAGGTCAGCAGCGCTTGTCGCTCATACGCAACTCAGAAGAAATATTATGACAAGTACAAGGCAGGCCGCGGCAATCTTGCAGCGAACCCAGACCGGCGGTTTGGAACCGGTGGGTGGTGGAGGGGAAGTTGGCATATGTCCCAGGACGATGGATTTTGCTATGCGGTCGATCTCCACATGGTCAGCAACAAGATCGCCAAGTGGGAGGTTAACAACATTGCCACCCGTTACGGCGTTGTCCCCACCATCAAGGCTCGCGAGTGGTGGCATCACCAACCCCGGAATGCCGAAGGTTGGTTCGATGCACCGGCACTCGCCGAGTCCAAAGAGGACAAGGTTGAGATAAAACCTGACTTTTTGGGGATCCTCGCCTACATCGCAGCATGCGCTGAACAGGTTGCAGCCGAACCGCTGTCGAGGAAGCGCAAGTCACGCGGCCCCATCGTCAGCACTCTCCAAGAGCGCATCATCGCGCTAGGCATCTTTGGAACGATGAAGAATACCGGTGTGTTCTCGTGGCGTTGCCACTGGGCGATCAAGAAGTTCCAGAGGATGGAAGGGTTGACGCGGGATGGGTGTGTCGGCCCTCAGACATGGGAGCGCCTGTGGAATCCGGAGTTCGTGTAGACGCGTGTCCGTTCTGTGAGATTGCGGGGCTGGATAGCGGATGGGAACCCAAGGGTGCTGGGGTCACTATCGGTCGATCATCAGCGGCGTTCCCTGACAACTTCCCGGTCACGCCCGGTCACATGCTGGTCGTTCCACGGCGTCATGTCTCCACTGTGCTTCAACTGGATAGAGACGAGCAGTCCGACTTGTGGTCGATGGTCAACCTGGTGGCAGACCACCTCCGGAGTTCGGGGGTCACCGACATGAACATCGGAACGAACGTTGGGGCTTTCAGCGGCCAAACCGTTGAGCACGCCCATGTCCATGTCATTCCACGAAGGGAAGGGGACACGAGGGATCCCCGTGGTGGCGTTCGATGGGTCATCCCCGAGAAGGCTCGCTACTGGGCGATGCCCGACTACCCGGCGTGAAGAAGCACAAGGAGCAGCGCAAGGTTGCTCAGGCTCAGAAGCGTGCGGCCTATCAGAGGAAGAAGGGTAGGCGAGCGATGAAGAAGATCGCCAAGGAACGGGACGCTCAGCCGAATAAGCGGACTTCGTATCCGACTATGAAGTTCTGAGTGTGCTGTACACTTCAGGGGTGACCGAGACCGCCCCATCGCTGATTGCAGAGATTGAGACCTTTCTGGCTCTCACTGCTCGACGCGAGATGTTCACGTCAACGGAGATTCAGGATCTCTTGCTTGATCTGCGGATGCTGGCTGAGCCCAAACTCAACTAGAACGAGCGAGCCCCACCCGGGTTGGTCATCGCTCACTGACGCGACCAATGCCAGATGGGGCCCACTCTGAAAGACCCGGCGCGCCTTCGATGGGTGTCGACATTGGAGTGGCTGGGTGAAAGCAGGGGGGCGTATGTGGAATGGGTGTCGGATCTCGCCAAGGGCCCCTATAGAACTACCCGGCGTTCTTTTGTTGGGTGTCGACCGGAAAATGGCCGGGTGAGAAAGCAGGGGCGTAACGGCTTCGGGTGTCGGCAGAAGTATGGCTCCCTGGCATCCAGCGTCACTCCGGTGGCTGTCGGATCTTCGATGGCTGGATGCGAAATGGGGGACGAACCAGTGGTGGGTGTCGTGGCTTGTGTGGTCCCCTGAGAAATACCCGGCGTGCCGCATATGGGTGTCGGGCGTGGCGTGGCCGGGAAGTCTGGCGGTTGGCTAGTGGATGCCGTTGAACTAACGGCCAGACAGAAGAAAGTACCCGGCGGCCGTACTATGGGTGACGCAGACTGCTTGGCCGGGTAGGAAAAGTCCAGCGAGCCGACTATGGGTGACGTGGATTCTGGGGCTGGATGAGAAACTGCCCCCGCCGGGGACGCAATGGGGATTTTGTCTTTCCGGCGGGGACAAGAAAAGTGGGGCGGCAGGTCGCTGGGCGTCGGCGGATTAATGGCCCCACTGGAGAGAAGCGCCCCTGATATGGGTAGCGGTGCGCTCTGGCTTCCCTCGAAAGTACCCGGCGGAACCCGTGTGGGCGTCGTTCGTTCTGAGGCCGGGTGAGAATTCATGAGAGGCGTTCCTTCGGGTTGTCATATGCACCCGTGGGATCTTCGCCCTGTTCGTGATCGACAACGCCCCATTCGCAGCAGGGACCGGCAGGTATGGCCTGGGTCGCTTGGACGTTGGATGAGAAGTGCCCGCCCTTTGCTTCCTCGGCCATCTTCGGAATCTCAGCGCACAGCCATGCGGAGCAGTCGTGACACAGGTGGAAGGAGACTGGACCTTCACCCATGAACGACAGGGTGTCCCAAAACCCGCCGTAGTACCCGCTGGCTTGAATGTGGAGGCCACCGTCCAACTGCGACGCATTCGAAGGGCTCACTGACTCGTCCTCGAAGACGCCCTTGGTTGGGACGCCACAGCGATCGCACGCGTAGCGCTTCTCCGTCGAGTCGTCCACGGTGTTCGGACGGGTGTCCCTCATGCCTCCAGGGTACAGGCGGAGATGGAAAAGTCAACAAGAAATCTGATTATTTGCTGAGCCATTCATCGAGGCGAAGTCCGTCTGGTGCAGCGCCACAGGCGTAACGAGATCGTGCGGAGTCGGCGATCACGCCACATAGCCGGCACTCTTTAACGTGTGCCCAGTTTTCGTGGGCCTCCGTGTACCGCTGGTAAAGGTTAACCGAGTGCCATTTGTGGCTAGCGATGTTGTGTCGTGCCTCAGCCTCAGAGCCGTCGAAGGGTGGTGAGACGCGCACGAGTTTCTCCCAAAAGCGGTTCTTGATCCCGGTTGGGTTCAAGAGATGTTGTCAGGATCGGGGAGCAGGTCGGAGATGGGCTTAGGCGTCGGGTCGTTCTCTTTCTCAAAGATTTCGTCAACGATCATCCGTGCGTATTTCTTCCTAAGTCTCCAGATCTTCCGGTTGAGTTCGAGTAGCCCCTCTGTCTGTCGGGCTTTGGCAACCAGATCCATATCGAAGGTGCCATGACGCTTGAACATGACTTCGTCCAAATCTGGGGTGTCGATGACGATGTCGCTGATCCAGTTCGCCTGTTCGTCGATTTTGAGCATCAGATCGCACAGGCCATCCTCGCCGAATTCATGGAATACCCGTGCGACGAGCGTTTCTACCAGGTTCGATCTGTAGACCTGGTTGACGTTCATGGACGTGGTCATGAACTCGGAGATGAAGTTGACGAGGTCTTCCCGGGTGGGCTCAATGTCCTCGAGGTCTAGAGGCTCGTCAGGTTCTTCCAGATCGCTCATAGGGGCTCCCGTGTCGGGTCCCCCTATTATGCCTCATGACTGGATCAGGCTAGAGACAGGATGGCCTTTTGTGCCGTCTGCTTGCGCTTTGACACCCAGGAGTTCAGGTTCATCGACGAGGCAGCCTTGGAATCGGCATCACCTTCACGGGTGTGGTCCAGGTACTCGGCGAACGCGTTGTAGGTCGACCACCCGTTGTGTCCGAAGCCGGCTGAGTTCTTCTTGGAGGCGTACAGCCCCCGTAGAATCATCTGCACCTCGTCACGATGGTCACGTTGTCGGTCGGTGGCGTTCGTTGAGTCAGGGAAGACGGAGTCGAATACCCGGTCGAACTGCCGTGAGCCTGACGGAATCGGGACGCGCAGCAACTGCTCGGCCATCTTCGTGAACTCCTTGGCCCACTCGACGGAGATGTTCAGTACATCCCGTGCGTTTTCCACGGCTTTGTCCGCGTTCCGTGTGTGCTTGGCCCGGAAGATGCTCTTGGCCTTCCGCATGCCGAAAGTCACCGTGTTCTTGCAGACCGCTCGGATGGGGGTATTGGCGAACGTGATCGGAGTACGTCCGTCATGTCCGTTGAGGACGAGGAGGTACCGGTCGATCTTGTCCCGAACGCCATTGGGATCGATGATTAGTTGGCCTAAATCGAGGCAGGCGAAGAACTCCCGACCTTCGCGGAGGACTCCAACGGTGTCGACAACTGCGTCACCTTTGGAGGCCCCCACGATGTCTAGGGCCCGCATCAGGCAATCTTTGTTCTGCTCAACGACGAAGCGAGTGCCTACCGTGGCGAGTCCGTCGAAGGACCCGTCTGGGTTCACCCGTATCGTGGCGCGACTGTTCTTGATGAGGACGGTGCTGCCGTCCGGGTTGTAGATCACGTCTCCCTGGCCGTCCAGTGCGGCGACATCAGTGAGGACGACATCGAAGTCAGCGTTGGCTGCGGAGAGCATGGCTTCGGCGGTTTGGAGTCCCTTCATGGGGGTGCCCAAGCGGTGCCATGGGATCTCTCGGTCGGCATAGGCCATGCGGGCAGAGCCGTCTTCGTTGAAGTCGAGTTCGTGGGTCATGATGCTTCCTCCGGGTCCTCGTAGGCGGGATCTCCTACCTCAGGTTCTTGATCGCTCAACTGCTTGGCCATCTCGATGATTTCGGGCATGTCGATCAACTTCGTGGGGGACTCGAAGGTCTGGACGTTCCCAGGCGTGGTGGACTTGACACTTGCGGCCCAGCCCGTGAGGTGTTCGGAGAAGGCATCACCGAGGCTATCCACGGCCCCAACAGCGGCTTCCTCGGAGTCGGAGTCGAAGAGCACGGTCATTTCGAATGTCGTCATGCCGTCCATCTTAGATGAATCAAACCAGGTTCGCAACATATCGAGAGGGCTGTGGTACTCTGCGTCCTTCGACGGGGGCGTGCCCCCACAACAGAGAAGAGATGAGCATATGGTTGCTTTTTCACCCGCAGTGATCGTCGGGAATTTGACCGCCGATCCGAAGTTGACGTACACCGACGGTGGGGCAGCGAGGCTGAACTTCGGTATCGCCTCGAACCACTACTACAGGGACGCCCAGAACGAGAAGCAGGAGAAGACCTCCTTCTTCGACGTGACCTGCTGGCGGTATCTGGCGGAGGACTCCGCAAGCGTGCTGGAGAAGGGCGTGGGCGTCATCGTCCAGGGCCGTCTGGAACAGCGCTCGTGGGAGGACAAGGAAGGCAACAAGCGCTCCAAGGTCGAGTTGATCGCCGATCACATCGGCGTCCTCACCCGGTCCATCGAGGACTTCACCCGTAAGCGGCGTGGGCAGAACGCTGACGGCGAGACTGTGTCACAAGTCACATCATCACCCCGGGCAAAGCAGGCTGTGGGGGCTGACAAGGAACCGTGGTAGTGGTACTCTTTATTTAGAGCACCCCGTTTCCATCCGGTTCCGGCTCCCTCTAGACCCCCCCCGACTCTCCCCTCCGAGGTCCGGGGGGTCTAGTAGTTTTGGCACCCGTGACGACCGAACACCGCAAAGCACCCCGACGCAAGGTCGAGTCGATCGAGCGGGTAGGTAACTGGGGGTCGGTCAAGTATCACCACCTGCTGGAGTGTGGTCATACGGAGATCCGTGCCCGTGCGTCAAGAGCGCCGAAGTTGGGGTGCGCGTGGTGTCTGCGGACAGAGGCCAAGGCGACCGAGATGGCAGCGCTCGCGATTCCATACCGAGAACCCCTTGACTATGACGAGCGGCTCGGCCAGAATGAAATCCAGGTCGCCCGTCTCCAAGGTTCACTCGCCAAAGCGTTGGGCGTCCCGACTGAAGCAGTCGATCTCGTCGTAACGGAGAAAGGAGGCGACCTGACCGTGGAGTCGGCAGTCGTATACCTCTCCCCCCGGGACATTGATCGGATGACCCGTGTTGTCTGACGAGGCGAATTGTGAGTTACCGCTCCCTCCCCGTGGAGGCAAGTGCGTAGGCAAGCCGACGGACTGGTGGTTCCCGGAGATCAGTCGGGACATGAAGGGTCCGGAAAGGCGAGTCATCTATGGCCATGCCGACGTGGCTAAGCAGTTGTGTGCCATCTGTCCGGTTGCGGAAGAGTGCCTGCAGTACTCGTTAGAGAACGAGCCGTTTGGGATATGGGGTGGGGTCGATGAGCATGTCCGTCACGGAATCCGTTTAAGGGAGGGGATTACCCTCTCGAGAACTGTTGGTGGGCTGAGACCCAGTCGAGCCCAAGGAAAGCCCGTGGGGCGTCCACGGAGACGCGATGTATCAGCACACGGGTGATTTCCTCGAGCGTCTAAACGGCGTTGTCGAGTCGGCTAATGGCTGGGAAGCCAGGTGCCCGTGTCGCCAGGATGATCGTAATCAGTCGCTGTCGATTCACGAGAATGAGGACGGTCAGGTCCTCGTGTTTTGTCATCGAAATGGGGGATGTCAGCCGGCAGATGTTGTCACTTCTGTAGGGCTAACGATCGGTGATCTATTCCCGCCGAAACCCCGGGAGTACCCGAAGATAGATCGCAAAGCGCTCACATTCGTCGCCTCCTACGACTACCGGGATGCAGACGGCACCCTGCTATTCCAGAAGGTCCGGTTCCATGAGCCTGATGGGAAGAAGACGTTCCGGCAGAGGAAGCCCGACGGGAAGGGTGGCTGGGATTACAAGTTGGGCGACACGCCTAAGGTCCTTTACAACCTGCCTAACGTCCTTAAGCAGAAGGAGAAGGGCGAACCCGTATGGGTCGTGGAGGGCGAGAAGGACTGCGACACCATCAACCAGATGGGCGGGTGTGCGACAACCATGCCCGGTGGTGCCGGCAAGTGGTTGGATTTGCATACTCAGGCCCTGTCGGGGGCGATGGTTGACATCATTGTCGACAATGACGATCCCGGGAGAAGACATGCGGCTGATGTGGAGACGCGACTGAAAGAGGCCGGGTGTGATGTCGCTGTGTGGATTTGCCCAGAGACGAAAGACATTACGGACCACATTGCGGCTGGTGGGACTACAGAGAATCTGGTGACTTTCGTCCTGGACGACTATCGGGATGGCGAATTGCCCGATGAGCCGGAGATCGAAGAAGAGCCCATGTCACCCGTGGACCTAGCGTTGACTGAACTCCGTGGATTAGTCAACGATTCGACTAAGGACCCTGCATACATTCTGAACAGGGCTGCTCTTCTGGTAGGCACCCGTGATGCACCCGTGGATCCGAATACGGGCCGGCTAGTCATGTGGGACGATTTTGTAGCAGAGGATGATGACGATTCCTACGACTGGCTCATTCCGGGAATCATCGAACGGAGGGAGCGGGTCATCATCGTGGCCGCAGAGGGTGTTGGGAAAACGATGCTGCTAAGGCAGGTTGCGATATTGCCCGCAATGGGCGTTCAGCCATTTACGTTTCAGAAGATGTCACCCATACGCACTTTGAGCGTAGATCTCGAGAATCCGGAGCGAATAATTCGGCGTACCTCTAGGAACATCATAGGGGCTGCAAAATCGATGGGGTATGAGCCGAATCTGGATGCCCACCTGTACATGAAGCCCGACGGCTTCGATCTGATGAAGATGCCCGACAGGTTGCTGCTGGAGAACAAGATCGAAGAGGTCAAACCCGATCTGCTGCTTTTGGGCCCTCTCTACAAGTCGTTTATCGATCCGGGCGGTCGAACGAGCGAAGCCATCGCTACAGAGGTCGCAAAATACCTCGATACGCTGAGAGCGATTTATGGAGTGGCTTTGTGGCTGGAACACCATGCTCCATTGGGTACGGGAACAAATCGCGACTTGCGTCCTTTCGGATCTGCGGTTTGGTCCAGATGGCCGGAATTCGGACTTTCTTTGACACCTGATCCGACGAATGTGGGAGACTATGTATATCGGGTGGCCCATTTTAGGGGTGCTCGTGATGAGCGTCACTGGCCGCTTAGTATGAAACGCGGAGTTAAGTTTCCCTTCGAAGTGATTGACTGGATGAGTGTCTGATGGCAACTGAGCAAAGTGGCGCTACAGTCACCCGTGAGTTCCTGGCGGAACGTGATGTTCGCATGTTCAAGATGCGGCAAGCGGGAGTCGCGAATCAGGAGATTGCTCGACGATTCGGAACCAGTATTGGGGCTGTGGGGAAAGCCGTAAATCGGCAACTCGAAAAACTGAATGCAGAGGCCTTACTGGCCTATCCCGAAGTTTTGAGAATGGAACTTGAGAGATTGGACCAATTGCAGTCGGCAATTTGGCCTATGACGCAACATCGGCGTGTGACGTTGGACGACGGCACGGATATTTCGGTAGAGCCGGATATGAAGGCAATTCAGCAGGTCCTTTCAATAATGGATCGGCGTAGTAGGTTGCTGGGCATGGAACAGCAAAATGTGTCTGTCAGAGTGGCGACTTCTGTTGGAGGGCCTGATGCGATTCGCCAGGTGCTGGCTGGCTCTCAGGCGTTGCCTACTGCGACTGCCAACTCCCCTGAGGAAGAGGCCAAGAAACTGCTTGCTCTGATGGTCAAATCCGGAGTGGTCTCATCTGCGGAGGTCTCAGGAGCGTTGGGCGAGGACGCAACTAACAGCCTTCTGGATGTTGATATTGTCGATGCTGAGATTGTGGAGGAAACCGATGGCTGAGGAACACGCGATCAAGGGGGGCGACCCCACGGAGTCGGGCGATGATTCGATAACTGTCTCTATGTCAGTGCCCCTACCCCCTATGCCTACGCCTGTGACAGAGCGGATGGCGCCTGCGCCTTCTAGGCCAATCACCTTCCATCCTGATATGCCCCCTGGACCACCCGTGGAGGGTTTGACCGGGCCTGAAATCGACGAACCTGTAGAGCGGGGTGCGGAAGTTACGTTTGCTCCTGGGCAGGACAATGTCGAGGCTGCCATGCACGAGATAGCAGAGGATCTCGATCTCACTGTGTCCACCAAGGTGAGCGATGACGATGGGCCTGCTGACAAGCAGATCCTCATACGGGCCACTGAGCATGACAGGGAGCGGTGGAAGCGTGCTGCTGAGGTGGACTCAGTATCCCTGTCTGCCCTCATCAGGGAGACCATGAATGCCAAGGTGGCTGAGATCCTTGACTGCTCACATCCTATGCAGGACAGGGTGTCCTATCCCTGGGCTGAGCATTGCAAGAAGTGCGGGTCACGCCTGAGGGGGTAGGGTCACGGGGTGATCGTCAACCTCGAGGCATGGGAGTATGAGTGGGCCTCACATGTGGGGGCACGCAGATACACGGCGAACTGGGGTAAGGCTAATGCCCCCTGGTATGACGCTGAGCGTATGGAGGATGATCGCACTGCACAGGTAGCAGCCTGTGTGTGTGAGTTGGCTGTGGCCAAGGCTACCAATAGGTACTGGTCGGGTCATGTGTGGCCACCCGTAGAGCACAGGCGGCGACGTGACACGCCTGATGTGGGGCACAACATAGAGGTACGCAGGGTGAGGACATCCAAGAGTGCGGCTGTACGCAGGCACCAGGTGGGCAAGGGGCTAGTGCTAGTGGTGGCCTATGCCACACCCCCTGAGATGAGGGTGGTGGATGTGATGGGGTGGATCCACATGGATGAGGCATGGGAGGCAGGGGAGCCCTCCTCCTATGACAGTGAGGGGACTAGGCTAGTGTCTCCTCAACACCTCACACCTATAGGTGGTGGTGATGGGCTGGAGTAGAGATGATCGAAGACAATACTGTGACCGACACTCTCGAACGGCTGTATGCACTAGCAGTAACAGGGCAGGAGCAGGGTGCGCCTAAGATAGCGCTGTGTGCAAGGGATGCTGCTGAGACGATCATGCTGCTACAGGGAGAGATCGCTGAGAAGGAGGCTGAGTATCAGGAGAGGTACGACCTGACTACTGAGTTGGTACAGGCATTGAGGATGTATGTAGCCAATGCTGAGGAGGATCCAGTGCTAGGGCCTGCGATCAGTGAGTGGATACGGCTAGTGAGGTATGAGTAGTCAGGCTGCTGAGAGGTATGCCACATGCCTGGAGTGTGACGAGTTCAGGTCATGGGCCAAGCAGTGCAAGGTATGCAAGTGCATCATGCCTATCAAGGTGAGGCTGCCTGAGTCAGTGTGCCCCCTGGGTAAGTGGTAGGGGGTAGGGGTACCAGGTACATAGGTACATAGATACTGTGTATGTAATACCCGTGGGCAAGCGGCGGCTTAGCCTCCACTACCTGGGATGATCAGCACCTGGCCTACCCCATACATGGGATCACCACCATTGATGGTGAGGATGTCATGCATGGCGTGCTGTCGATCACCACTGCATCGCTGTGCTGCGATGTTCCATGCTGACTCGCCTCCTCGCACTGTGTGTGTCCCCTCTATGCAGGTGTAGTTGTCTGCTAGCGACAAGGCATACATTGCGATGGCAAGGAAGCCTACGATGCAGGCTCCTCCGAGGAGGCTGCTCCACTTTCGGGCGAGGTACGAGAGGCAACGCCGAGTGAATGTCATAAAAGAAGATGGCTGCTGTGTTCCATTCAACGTATGCCAGGAGACCTTTTGTTTGACGTGTATGGGGGATTTTCTAGGCTTGCCAGGGGACCTTTAAGGAAGAAGCCAGCAGACCTATAGTTTGATACATCAAAGCGCTTAGAGGGCCTCACAGGGGGCTCTCAGAGCAAACCACAGGGGGTGAGCCATGGGGGGACAGGGAGGGTTGTGGTGATGGATGCCAAGCATAGCGGAATGATAAACGATTACACGGTTCTCTGGAGATTGGGAAAGAGGCGGGGCCGTCTATCGAGGGGGGGTATGGCCGAGTGGGGGCGCCTGTGGGATAAATTTGACTTCCCTCTTCTTGGTTTGTTTAAACCCAATCTCCGACTTTCCATCCGAGGATGGCGCCGGCTGGGAGTAGGAGGGCGATGGCCCACCAGTCTCCGATGAGGCCTCCGGCGGTGATGCTGGCTGAGATGGCGAAGATGGCTCCGAAGAAGAGGTTTTTGAGGGGGATGATGGTCATGTGGTTCTCATGTCTTTGAGTAGTGGGCTTATGTAGT